TCTAAATCATATATGGTTGTAGCGGATGTATCTAGAGGAGACTCTGCTGATTATTCTGCATTTCATGTATTTGACATAGAAACCTGCGTACAAGTAGGGGAATATAAAGGTAAGTTATCTCCTAAAGATTTTGGAAATGTGCTTGTAGCTATAGCAGCAGAATACAATGATGCACTACTTGTAGTTGAAAATGCAAATATAGGATGGGCTACTATAGAACAGATATTAGAAAGAGAATACCGTAACTTATACTACAGTCCTAAAAGTCAGATGGATACAGTTGAATCATATATGACTAAGTATGAAAGAGATCAACTAGTACCTGGCTTTACAATGTCGGTTAGAACTAGACCTTTAGTTATAGCTAAGATGATGGAGTATATCCGTGAAAAAGGTGTTACTATCCAATCTAAACGGCTAATGGGAGAGATGAGAGTATTTGTATGGAAGAACGGCAAAGCACAAGCTCAGACAAACTATAATGATGATTTATTAATGTCCTGTGCAACTGCTCTTTATGTAAGAGATACTGCATTAAAACTACGTCAACAGGGGATGGACCTTGCTAGAGCACGTTTATCCTCATTTACAAACCTTAATGCAAGAAACCAAGCAGTCATATCTTCAGTTGGTTCCCAAGCAAATAATCCTTATATTATAAAGACAGACCATGGTAATGAAGATATTTCATGGTTAATTGGATAAACGATATTTATAAATAAACTGTATTAATGGCAGATACTTCACTTTTTAAACGATTAGGCAGACTTTTTTCATCAGACGTAGTAATAAGAAACGTAGGTGGTGATCAATTAAAAGTAGCCGATGTTAATCAGATACAAACCACAGGTAGGTATCAGACTAACTCTTTAATAGATAGATTTTCAAGATTATATATTTACAACAATAAGAATATATTCAATCCAAATCTTAATTACCAAACTCTTCGTATACAGTTATATTCTGATTATGAAGCAATGGATACAGATCCTCTTATAGCTTCAACATTAGATATCATCTCAGATGAAGCTACTTTGAAAAATGATATGGGTGAAGTACTTTCCATTAAATCCTCAGATGAAAATATACAAAAAATACTCTATAATTTATTTTACGATGTTTTAAATATCGAATTTAACCTTTGGTCTTGGACTCGTAATATGTGTAAGTACGGAGATTTCTTTTTGAAATTAGAAATTGCTGAAGAATTTGGAGTATATAATGTACTTCCTTATACGGTTTACCATATGACTCGCCAAGAAGGTCTAGATCCAGAAAATCCTGCTAGGGTTACTTTTCAATTAGACCCCGATGGATTAGCATCTTCTCAAAATGCAAACTATAGACCAAAAAACAACGATAAAGTTATAGAATTTGATAATTATGAGATAGCTCATTTTAGATTAATATCAGATACTAACTACTTACCTTACGGTAGATCTTATATCGAACCTGCAAGAAAAATATTTAAACAACTTACTTTAATGGAAGATGCGATGTTAATACATCGTATAATGAGAGCTCCTGAAAAGAGAACTTTTTATATTAATGTAGGGCAAATTCCACCTAACGAAGTAGAACAGTTTATGCAAAAAACTATTTCTACTATGAAAAAGACTCCTTTCGTTGACCCTAATACAGGTGATTATAACCTTAGGTTCAACATGATGAATATGATGGAGGATTATTATATTCCAATGAGGGGTGGAGATACTCAAACTAAAATAGATACTACAAAAGGACTTGATTACGATGGTACAAATGATATCGAATACCTAAGAGATAAGATGTTTGCAGCTCTTAAAGTACCAAAAGCTTATTTTGGATACGAAGGAGATTTGCAAGGTAAGGCAACATTAGCAGCAGAAGACATCAGATTCGCAAGAACAGTAGAAAGGATACAAAGAATACTAGAGTCTGAATTGACTAAGATTGCTTTAGTACACTTATATGTTCAAGGGTTTAAAGGAGAATCTTTAACTAATTTCGAAATTAATTTAACTAATCCATCAATTATATTTGAACAAGAGAAGGTAGCTTTATTAAAAGAAAAAGTAGATTTAGCAAGTCAAATGTTAGATACTAAACTTTTTCCAACCGATTATATATATGATCATATATTTAACCTATCTGAAGACCAGTATATGGAAATGAGAGATTTAGTTGCTGAAGATAAGAAAAGACTATTTAGAATAGGTCAAATTGAAAACGAAGGTAACGATCCTGCTAAATCAGGTAAGTCGTACGGTACACCTCATGATTTAGCTTCTCTATACGGTAGAAGACAAGGAGATCAAAAAGGTATGCCTTTTGGTAGAGTTCCTGCTGGCTACGATGATGAAACTCCCGGTATAGGAGAGATAGGACCAGAAGGAGGAAGACCTAAAATTCATGCTTCAAGATACGGTACTAATGACGGTTTAGGCGGTAGAGATCCCTTAGGTACAGACGGTATGAAAGGAGGATTTGATTCTGACAATGAAAATGTTAACGAGGACGGATCAAATGCTAAAATAGACAACACTTTAGCTAAATCATTATTTTTCCAAAATAAAGACTTATTTAAAAATACAAAACAAATTATTTTCGAAAATCAAGAGGAAGAAGACGATAAATTTCTTGATGAATCACAAATTAAAGATTTAGATAATTAATTACTATTTATATAGGTAAGGTGTACTATATGTACAACAAAACAATAAAATAATGCGCATTAAACATAGCAAGTATAAAAATACAGGGCTAATTTTTGAACTCTTAGTTAAGCAGATTACTGCTGATACTTTGAATAAAGAAGATTCAAAAGCAGTAGCTATTCTTAAAAAGAATTTTACCGGCAAAACAGCTCTAGTACGTGAGTTTAAATTATATGAATTTATCTTAAAAAATAAATCAGTCTCACAATCTAAAGCTGAATCTATAGTATCTACTATAATAGAAGTAGCTCGTTCTATTAATAAAGAAACTTTAAAAAAACAAAAATATAATTTAATAAAAGAAATTAAAGATAGCTACGACTTAGATGAATTTTTCTCTATTTCGGTAAAAGATTATAAACCTTTAGCTGCACTCTACTGTTTATTGGAAGCTCACAAAATTACAGATATAGTAGATCCTAATTTTTTAGTAGATAATAAAACTACTATTTTAGAGCACCTTACTAAAGAAACACAAAATAAAAAACAAGTAAGAGATACTTTAATTGAAGAATATTCTAAATACGATAAAGATTTAAAATTATTAACTTTTAAAATTCTTTTAGAAAAATTCAACTCTAAATACGGTACACTTTTACCTGAGCAGAAAAACATATTAAAAGAATTTATTACATCGGTTGATTCATCAGCTAGATTACGTAACGTAGTAAATGAAGAGTTAGTCAAGCTTAAAAAAGCAATTAATAAACTCAAAGATAACTCTAAAGATCAAATAATAGCTATTAAATTACAAGAAATAATTAAGACAATTAAACCTATTTCTAAAACTAAAAAAGTTACTGATGATCATTTAGTAAATATAATGCAGTATTACGAATTAATTCAAGAGTTAAAAGGACTATGAAAATAAGCCAGTTAAGAGAATTAGTCAAAGAAGTAATACAGGAGTTAAACGAATTTAATACTACTGCTAATGTAGGAGGATATCAAACTCCTTTCGCTTTTAGCAAAAGTAGTAAAAAAAATAGAGCTACTAAGTATGGTGAGAAGCTTGGTTACAAAACAGTAAAACAAAAAAAAAGACCATATAGTACTAAACTGATAGATTATTTAAATGAGAACAATACAGGAAAAATATAACGCTATTTTAGAGGGGAAATTCTCTAAATCTCAATTTGTCAAAGATGCAAAAAGAGAATTATCTCAATTTATATCTCCATTTAATGGATATGAAGATACAGTATCTATTCTTAAAAGTAAAGGAGTAATTTACGAAGCTAAGAAAAAAGAAACTCTACAATATGACATTCCAGGTAGAAAATACCCTGATGAAGCATTAAGAAGAGGAGTTGACTACGAATTAGAAGGTATGGGGCTAATGTCTAATGAAACTATTTTAGAAAAAGATTTCCTTAAAGCTGAAAAAAAAGCTATAAAGAATTTAGATAAAGACCCTAACTACTACTTACATTTACTATCAGGCGATTCTAAAAAAGTAGATAAGCATGATCAAATGGTACCTGTCAAAAAAAATAATCATGTAGATACTTTCAATGGTTTAAAAAAAGCAGATCTTAACGAAGCTAAAGTGATGCTTCAAGAAGGTAAAATAGAAGATTTAGCTAAAAAATTAAATATATCTGTAGAAGCTTTAAAAGCAGCTATGGATAAAATTAAAAAAGGAGAAGAAAGAGCAACCGATGCTGCAGCCAAAAAAGCTAAATTCTCTGAAGAGGTAGATGAAAGTACGTCTAAGAAATTAGATATGATTAGACAGCATTTACACAAAAAATTTACAGATCCTAACAATCCTTCTAATAAAGTTATTGACGATGAAATGATTGACGGATTCTTCTCAGTGGCTCCAGACAATCTTTTAGATATGGATATGGAGGAAGTTGAAAATGAATATGACCTTTATGTTGATGCAAATTATGATTTAGATGAAAAAAAAGGTAAAGATCATGACGGAGATGGAGACATCGATGGAGATGATTATATGGCTGCTAAAGACAAGGCTATAAAAAAAGCTATGGGGAAAGATGTAGATGAGACTAAAGGAGCACCCGATGGACATTACTTTACCAAATCAGGTAACTTAGTTAAAGGTAAATTAACACCCGACGCTAGAGAAAGAGGCGCTAGATTAAGTGATCCTAAAGATAAACAAAGATCGAAAGTTCCACCAGTTACTCAATACAACGAAGGAGATTTAGACATAGGTCATCAAGATGATGAACCCGATATGCTTAAACAGTATGCTTATGATATTGCTCATTATGCAGCTAAATTATATAAAAGTCTTCATAAGTATGATCAAATGGATGGAGAAGTCGATTTTCCTAATTGGTGGCAATCTAAAGTTATATTAGCTAGAGATTATATTTCAAAAGCACAACATTATCTTGAATTTGAAGAAAAACAACCTGCTATAGACCAGATGGCTTTAGAAGAAGGTAGACGTAGAAAGATGAAAGGCGGTAAAGTAGTAACCGAAAATGATTACGAAACCGGCGGGTATGTAGAATCTATGGCTCCTATGTTAGAAAAAGCTATAAGACAAGTAGAAGCAGTATGGGAAGAGTGGAAATCAGGACCAGCTACTGAAGCTGCAATGGTTCCTTACGCTAAAAAAGACTTAGTTAGTTATTTAGAAAGCAGATTAGCAGTAGGAGAAGAGGTATTAGAAGATACTAATGAAGAACATACTGAAATAAAAGAAGCATTTAAAGCTATAATATCTAAAGTACTTCAAGAAGAAGTAATAGCTGAAGCAGCTACTGGTAATTTATCTAAAATAGCTAGTCAATACAATGATTTTGAAGGAATGCAATCAGCTATAAATGATTTAGAGAATATAGTTACTGATGTTGAATCTTATTATGCTAAAACTAAAGATAAGATTCAAAAAGTATACGATAGCTTTAAAGATATTAAAAATACTGAAGGATTAGCCGTAGGTGCTATGTTAGGGCCAGCTATAGAAGCTGCTTTCAGAAAAGATTTGATGCCGGTAACAGAAAAAGGATTTACTAAAGGATTAGAAATGCCTAAAGTAAAAATGCTAGAAACTGATGAAATAGCAGAAGAAGAGTTAGAAGAAAAAGAAACAGTATTTAAACCAGTTACTGAAGAAAAAAAATATAAGTATACTAAAAGAAAAAAATAATTATGGCTAATGTATTAGTAAATGTAACACCATTTAAGCCTATTCTTCGAGAATCTAAGGAAAGACCTGGAGTATTCGAAGTAGAAGGAGTTATGCAAAGAGCTGGTGCAAAAAACCAAAACGGAAGAATATACGAAAAAGAACTACTTGAAAGAGAAGTTAAAAAGTATATGGAAGAGTTCGTTAATAACGGAAACGCTTTCGGTGAACTAGATCATCCTGAATCAGCTGTTGTATCTCTTAAAAATGCTTCACATGTAGTGAAGAACTTACATTGGGATGGTGATGATTTAATAGGAAAGGTAGAATTACTTAACACACCAGCCGGTAATATCGTTAAAGAGATAATTAAAGCAGGTCATACTATAGGAATATCATCTAGAGGTACAGGCTCAGTACAACAAACTAATGAAGGGTACTTAGAAGTACAATCTGATTTTGAATTAGTATGTTGGGACTTTGTATCTAATCCATCTACCCATGGAGCATTTATGAATCCTGTTTCATTAAATGAGGGAAAAGAGGTAGTTAGTAAATTTATTAGAGTTAATAATTTAATTAACGATATCCTAAGGTCTTAGTATTTTATAGATACACTTTACGGTTTTTGTAATTAGTATATATTTATATAAGAATATACAGTTCCTTATACTGTATCGATATTTTTATAAACTTCACATTACGATTTAAAATAATCGTACGAACACACAAATTTTATTAAAAAATGGCAAATAAAGATTTATTCAAGCAAGCTATTGCTGAAGCTAAATCTGTAAGAGAAGCCGCTATTGCTAATGCTAAAGAAGCTTTAGAAGAGACTTTAACTCCTCATCTTAAAGACATGTTAGCTGCTAAACTTCAAGAAATGGATGATTCATCTGTTGAAGAAGAGGTAGTTAATGAAGTTGAAGAAGAGGTAGAAGAAGGAATGGATAAAGACAAAAAAGACGAAGCTATAGAGGAAGATATTGCAGAAGTAGAAGAAGCTATGGAAGGCGAAGAAGATGCTGACGATGATTCAGAAGAATCTGATGAGGAAGCAGAAGAAGATGTTGAGGTAAAAGACATGGAAGTCGACGACCTTAAAGATCTTATCCGTGATATTATAGCTCAGGAAATGGGAGCAGAAGCAGATGGCGAAGAAATGCCAGCTGATGAGCTACCAGCTGATGATATGGTAGGAGCGGAAGATGAAGAAGAAATTGACTTAGACGAACTCCTTAAAGAAATCGCTGAATTATCTGAAGAAGATAAGAAAGACAAAAAGATGGAAGAAGAAGTAGAAGAAGGCAAAGGAGACAAAGATATGGATGAAGCTATGGATCACGACAAAAAAGACGAAGCTATGGACCACGACAAAAAAGACGAGGCTATGCATTCTGATGATCACAAAGATGAATCTATTAACGAATTCGATGCTGGAGTTGTAGCTGTTGGTGCACCAATTGTAATGAGTGTAGTAGCAGCGGGTGTTGCTAAAATGGGATATGATGCAGTCATGGACTTGATCAAGAAAAAATTCCCTAAGCAAGATGCAGAATACAGCGCAAAAGAAGACTCAGGAGTATCTGAAGTAGAAATTTCTGAAGAAGGAATTGAAGAAGTAAGACCTGGATATGCAGTAGGAGAATTGAATCCTGAAAATAACGATTTACTTAAAGCAATCGCATTTATTGGTAAGCAAGCTAAAAAAGCTGGCAAATCAGTAGCTGATTTTGTTAAAGGTATCGAAATGGGTAAAATGTCCGATGCAATGAAAGAGATAGAATTAGAAGAAGCTAGTGAACTAGAAGAAGCTATGGTTACTATCAATGAAATGAAAGGAAAACTTCAAGAAGTTAATCTTCTTAACGCTAAGTTACTTTATGTAAATAAAGTTTTCAAAGCAAATAATTTAACTGAATCTCAAAAAGTAAATGTTATCGCTGCATTCGATAAAGCTGAGACAGTTAAAGAAGTAAAATTAGTATTCGAAACTGTTGCTGATAACGTAGTTGCTAAAACTTCTAAAAGCACAATTAGAGAAGCTAAATTAGGTATGGCATCAAAAGCTACTGGGACTACTGCTTCTAAACCGGAAGTAATCTCTGAAGTTAGTGACGCTGTAAAAAGAATGCAAAAATTAGCTGGAATTATTAAATAAATTTAAAAGACAAATTTTAATCATGGAAATTAATGAATTATTATCTGAGTCAACTAACAACTTCAAAAACTTGCAAGCTGACGCTGCTCGTTTAGCTGATAAGTGGACTCAGTCTGGTCTATTAGAAGGATATTCTAATGAGATCGAGAAAAACAACATGGCTATGATCTTGGAAAACCAAGCCAAGCAAATCGTAGCTGAGCAGTCTTCTACCAATACAAGTACTCAACGTGCTGTATCTGGTCCTGGTGAGAACTGGGCAGGTGTTGCTTTACCATTAGTACGTAAAGTATTTGCTCAAATCGCTGCTAAAGACTTTGTAAGTGTACAGCCAATGAACTTACCTTCAGGGCTTATATTTTACCTAGACTTTAAATATGGATCAAACGACGGTGCTGCTTTCTCTTCAGGAGAAAATATGTACGGTAATGTATCTACTGCTAACAGTAAAATGGCTGTTGACCAAGACGTAAGTGGAGGTTTATACGGTGTAGGAAGATTTGGATACTCAGTATCTGCTTCTTTACATACTATTGCTGCTGGTAACTTAGTAACAGGAGTACCTGCTTCAGGTAAAGTAGGAACAGCGTCTATAAATATTGCTACTGATGAGCATCTTTATGGATATGATAGAGACTTTTCTGCGTCAATGATTGCTGCAGGATCAGGATCTGCTGCTGGAGCTTCTGCTTTAGTAAAATTAGATATCTTAGGAGCTTCTTTCACAGATTTAGATACAGATGCAGTACGTGCTATCGAAGTATCATCTCCAACAGGTACTGATATTGTAGAGCAGTTCCCACAGTATACTACTTATAACCCAGTAAGTGATGTAGTATCTTTAATTATTTCTACAGGTAGTGCATTAGATGCATCTACTATATTTAACTTTAGATACCACAAACAACCTGCTGATAACTCAAGAGGTGATTTCGAAGATGTAAACGCTCCAGGTGCTGGTGCAGTTTCTAACTTAGAAATTCCTGAAATCAATGTTGAGCTAGCTTCTGAAGCTATTGTTGCTAAAACAAGAAAATTAAAAGCTCAATGGACTCCTGAATTCGCTCAAGATCTTAACGCTTACCACAGTATTGATGCTGAGGCTGAGTTAACGTCTTTATTGAGTGAGTATATTTCAATGGAGATTGATCTTGAAATCTTAGATATGTTAATTGCAGGTGCTGTAACTACTGAAAGATGGTCAGCTCAATCTAACAGAGTATGGTCGGGTAATACTACAACAGGTAACTGGGTAGTTAACGGTGCAGGCGCTGAAGGTGGATTCTACAATACTCAAGGACAATGGTTCCAAACTTTAGGAACTAAAATCCAAAAAGTATCTAACAAGATTCACCAAAAAACTCTTAGAGGTGGTGCTAACTTCCTAGTATGTTCTCCAACAGTTGCAACTATCCTAGAATCTATTCCAGGATTTGCTGCTAATACTGACGGTGACAAAATGGACTTTGCATTTGGTGTACAGAAAGTAGGTCAGTTAAATGGTCGTTATAAAGTATATAAGAACCCTTATATGACTGAAAATCTAATCTTAACAGGATATAGAGGATCTCAGTTCTTAGAAACGGGTGCTGTATATGCTCCATATATCCCATTAATGATGACTCCTCTAGTATATGATCCAAAATCATTTACTCCGAGAAAAGGAATCATGACAAGATATGCTAAGAAAATGATCAGACCAGAATTCTACGGTAAGATTTTTATTAGTGACTTAACAACTATATAATCTACTTTAGATATTCTATAAATTAAGAGAGGCCTTCGGGCCTCTTTTTTTTGTTTCATAAGTATATTTTTCCGATATTTATATATAGAAACTTAAACGTTATTATATATGCCTTCACATCATCATACGGACGACGTGTTCGTTCAAAAAAGAAGACCAAAAAAACCAATCAAATTCAACATACAACTTAACGAAGAGCAAAAAAAAGCAAAAGCATTAATATTAGATAATCCAATAACTATGTTAAAAGGGATGGCAGGCTCAGGGAAAACTTTAGTAGCTACCCAAATTGCTTTAGATATGTTATTTACTAAACAGGTAGATAAAGTTATTATTACTAGACCTACTGTTGCTAAAGAAGAAATAGGCTTCCTACCAGGTGATATAAGAGAAAAAATGGATCCTTGGTTAGCACCTATCTATCATAATTTATTTATGTTATACAATGAAGCTAAAGTACGTAAAGAAATGGAAAATGGTAGTATCGAAATAGTCCCATTTGCATTTATGAGAGGTAGAACATTTGTTAATTCTTTTGTAATAGTAGATGAAGCACAGAATGTAACTCATTCTCAAATGGAAACAGTAATAGGTAGATTAGGTCAAGGATCTAAAATGGTAATATGTGGAGATTTAGCTCAAATTGATTTAAAAAATAAAAGAGATACTGGGTTTTCATTCTTAGCTAGATTGGAAGAAAACGTAGAAGGGTTCAAAACAGCTTCTTTAGAATATAATCATAGACATCATATAGTAGCACCTATATTAGAGGTATACAAAACCTTCAGGGATTAACTGCTATTTATAAATAAACTATATTGAAATGGCTAATTTTACATACTTTATAAGAGAAAGAGTAAAACTTAACGGAATAGAAAGAGGCACTAGTGTAGAAGTACGTATGCCTGGAATTAATCACTCTGATAGTAGAGTAATGAATATACCTTCCGGTTCTGTAACTGAAATTATTAATGTAGCTAACTTACCAGGTGCTGGGCAGTTTGTCTCTAGTAGTATTAAGTATGCAAGAATTACTAATTTTTCTTCTGGTTCTATAAATTTAGAAATATCAGGATCTACTTCTAAAATGAATTACTTAGTTTCCGGAAGCGGTAGCTTCATGTTTAGTAGTGAATTTGTAAATGAAACTTTTAATAGTTTTACGTATGGAGATTTAAAATCTGTTAAAGCTTCGCCTTTAGATCCTAATGCTACAGTAGGTTATTTTATAGCATTAACTTAATATTTAAACTATGTCACACAATAACGCTCATATTCAAATTTGGGATGGTACTACTAACTTTATAGCAGGTGAAGCAACTCCTTTTGGATTTTATGATGATGATTTATCATTTCAAGAAGATGCACCTAAAGTTGCTAGATATTGTGCTGAAAAACTAGGTTATCCTGTATTAGATATTGAATTAAACGAAAGACAGTTTTATACTGCATTTGAAGAAGCAGTAACAGCTTACGGTAAAGAAGTTATCGAATCAATAGCAGCTGAAACAGTATCTAGCCAGATAGGAGGATCAGCATCAGGAACAGCAGTTAATCAAACATTATTTAAACCTAGTTTAAAAAGTGTTATAGAAACTAGTAGACAGTATGGTATGGAAGCCGGAGTTGGCGGGGATGTAGATATGAAAAGTGCTCTTATACCCTTAACTGCTAGTCAACAGCAATATGATCTAGAAGCTATTATAGATGATGGAGATATTGAAGTTAGGAGAGTATTTTATCAAGCTACTCCTGCTATGTTAAGGTATTTTGATCCTTATGCAGGAACAGGAACAGGTATACAATCATTAATGGATGCTTTTGACTTTGGTTCTTATAGCCCTGGAGTAAACTTTTTATTAATGCCTGCATCTTATGATTTACTAAAAGTACAGGCAATTGAATTTAATGATCAAGTTAGAAGATCTGCCTATACTTTTGAAATAAATAATAACAAACTAAGAGTATTCCCAGTCCCCAAAACTACTGGAGGTATGCTTAGAATAGAATATTACAGAACTGCCGACAAAACATACAATACTAACGACGGTGTAAGCTTTGAAGCAGAAGCTGAAACAGCAGGATCTGTATCCGGTACAGGAGGAGGAACATCTAGTTCAGGTATAGCTACTAATATATCTAATGTGAATGCACAAAATTTAGTCTACTCAGAAATTAATGCTATTGGTAGACAGTGGATATTTAAGTATACTGTAGCTACTTGTAAAGAAATGCTAGCATACATTAGAGGTAAGTATCAGACAGTACCAGTACCGGGCTCAGAAGTAACTATGAATGCAGCCGATTTACTAGCAGATGCAAGAGAAGAAAAAGTATTCTTAGTAGAAGATTTAAAGGCTACTATGCAAACAGCTTCTATGACTAATCAATTAGAAATGGCAGCAACCCAAACTAAATTTATAAATGATGCAATGCAAGGTGTGCCTATGCATGTATATATAGGATAATGAAAATATTAAAACTAATATCAGAAATACAGTTTTCTATTTACCAAGCGATGGTTAGGATAGGACATACTGAAGATATAACAGTTCAAGATATAGGTGAAATGTTAAGAGCAATTCCTGGAGTTTTAACTGTAGGTCAAGTATCCCATGATAGTAATAATAATACCGCTATTATGAAAGTAAAATTACTTACTACTAAACCAGCAAGTGAAGCATTTGCATCTTTTAAAAATACTTCTATCAAAAGAATACCCCAAGTCAAAAGAATAGAAGTTGCAGATAAAACGATTGAAAAGAAAAAATAAAATATGCTATTTGGTAGTCAAAAAGATTTCAACGTTCTCTCAACACATATTAGTAGGGAGATATTAAAAGATATAGTAGAACAAGAGGTTGGCTACTATAAACTATCTTTAGTAGATACTCAAGCAAATTTATACGGTGAAGCAGTAGATAAAGTTTATTTAGACCCAGTTAAACTAAACTGCCTGATTACTAGAGGGGATCAAGTATTTAATGTTGATGAATTTGGTCCTGATTTAGGAAGAGAAGCATCATTTGCTTTTATAAGACAAGATTTAGTAGATGCCAATACTGTTCCTGAAGTAGGAGATGTAGTAATGTGGCATGAAGATTATTATGAAGTAGATACCGTTAGAGAGAACCAATTATTCGTAGGTAGAGACAGTAGTTATAACTTAACTCAACACGGGCATAAGTTTGGTTCTTCTGTATCTATTATAGTAGACTGTCACTTAACTAGAGCAGAAAAAGTAGGAATAGTAAAAGTACGTTAATATATGGCTAGAAAAACTAGAATACTACCTAAAAGACAATCGCAACTTTCTCAAGACAGTATAGAGACTTACAAAGGTGCAGTAAAACAGTCTACTCCTGATAAATTACGCAAGAACAGAGGCTATCAACGCTCAGTTAAGAACGATGATGTCAAACAATTTAACATAGGGTTAAGAGATATAGATGAAACTATAATTTATTATTTCAATAATATTATTAAACCTTCTGTTACCCGTAACGGTAAACGTGTTAATGTACCTATTTTATACGGTTCCCCTGAAAGATGGGCGTCTGTTCAAAAAGACGGTTACTATCGAGATAAGAACGGTAAAATACAGACACCTTTAATCATGTTTAAAAGGGATTCAGTAGAAAAAAATAGAAATTTAGGAAATAAATTAGATGCCAACAACCCAAACAACTTTGCAATCTTTCAAAAAAAGTATTCTAAGAAAAACGTCTATGATAGATTTACAGCTCTTACTAATAGAAACAAAGTTGAAGAGTTATATGGTGTTATAATACCTGATTATGTAAATATTACCTATTCTTGCATAATTTTTACTGAATATGTGGAACAAATGAACAAAATAGTAGAGTCTATCAATTTTGCTTCGGATGCTTAC